TGAGAAAGGTGGGTGCCAAGGGTGCCCCTACTGCCGCAGCTTTCAAGGCTTCCGCCAGGACCGCCAAACGCAAATAGTCAACCGAGTCTCCTTCAGGTCTTACATGGGCCTGTTCGCCCCTGGGTTCACTCTCCTCCCCAGGGGCTTTTTTTAATACTGACTGTTGACCAGCCCGATGATCTCAGAGGCCGCTAGTGCTGCTGACTGGTCGTCACCCATGACCATCTTAGCCACCACGCTTCCGTTTCGATCCAGTATCTTTACTGCCCCTGGGTCCAGCTTTACTGCCCACGGCGCTTGCAGTTGATCTGCCATCCACTCTCGTTCCCTGCCCTTTGTTTCGTGCCACTGCTGGTCCATTGCTCTCTCCCATCGTCACTGGATCGGTTGTAGGCACCAAGGTGCCCTCAAATAGATAACTGCCCATGTGCCCCAATTGGCACCAGGGTGCTGCGTAGACTTTGCCACCGGCCTTACGCCACTTGTGGCAGAAGTCATAGTCCTCACTTAACAGCCTGCCACTCTCCTTGTCTATCGGCACCCCAAAAAATTCATGGATTTCCTCACCGTAGGGCAGTGCCGTCATATCGTTCTTGTAGCGCTTGACCTTCTTCTTTAACTTCTCCAGCACGTGCCGCTTAATCAGCATGAAGCCCGTGCCCAGGGCAGCCACCTCACAGGGCTGGTCCTGGCGCACCACGACGTTCCCATTGGTGGCACCAATCAGGTTGACGACAAAGCTGCCAGTGAAGTTTTGCAGATTGTCCTTGCCTGCAATGGCTGCATCCTTCACTTGCGTCCAGTTGATCTCCTTCTTTGGATAGATTCCACCTATTACATCCTTGTCAGCCATAAGCATTCTCAATGCGTCCTCTGGTCTGAACTTGATGTCAGCGTCAATCCAGAATAGATAGTCAGCTTCACTCTTTAAGAACTGGTGGGCCATGTTGTTCCTGGCCCTTTGGATCAGGGACTCGTTAAACATAAAGGCGCATGAGACTTTGTGGCCCATGGCTGAGAACTGCCCCACCATGTTGATTAACGATTGAACATATACACCAGTGGTCATGCCACCGTACATTGGTGTTGCAACGAATATGTGTGCCATTTGTTTCCTCTAGTTAATTAGTTGCTGCCATGCTCTTCTTGCCACTTCTGGAACTTGTCCATTTCCAATGGCTTTAAGTCTGTCCACCCTAGCGGCCACCCCATCAGCCACTCGACCCAGGTCGGGTTCAACTTCCCACCATTTCCCGCCCCCATTTGTCTGGCTTCCTCGATGGTGGTGTTCTTCTTCAACAACTCCCAACTGCCCGTCCCCCCGCACATTCCCTTTGTCCTGGGTGTGGGCCATGTGTAATCCTTGCTCTTGGTCGCCCCCCTCTCCACTGCGTAATCCAAGCGATCCCTCAAGTCTCCTGTCTTCCCTGATCCCTTGTAATCCGTGGCACATGGAGTAGGCCAAAACCCAGATTCTGTCTCGCTGATGCGGGGCACCGACATCGGCTGCTCCCAGCACTCCCCATTTCGCATCAAACCCCATCGAGGCCAAGTCTCCGAGTACGGTTCCAAGTCCCCTAGCAGTGAGCATTGGTGAGTTTTCCACGTAGACGAATCGTGGTCGTACTTCGTGAATGATCCGTGCCATTTCTCGCCACATTCCTGATCGCTCTCCGTCGATTCCTGCGCCCTTTCCTGCGGCTGAGATGTCTTGGCATGGAAAGCCGCCAGATATGACATCAACAATGCCTCTCCATGGTCTTCCGTCAAAGGTTTGAACGTCATCCCAAACTGGGAAAGGCGGGAGAAGACCGTCATTCTGTCGGGCGCACAGTACGCTTGCTGGGTAGGGTTCCCACTCGACTGCACAGACTGTTCTCCATCCAAGGAGATGTCCCCCAAGTATTCCTCCACCAGCGCCTGCGAATAGAGCCAACTCATTCAATGCAAATCCTTGATACGTAGCCAGACCAGGACTTCTTCCCAGGACAGGCCGGTTTCAAATGCGTCTGGCTCTCTGATGCCAAACAAGTGGTAGTCAATGCGTTTCATGCGTTCTTTTCCTTTGGCGTGGCTACACGTTCTACGTAGATAGGCACAGTTCGGTCTTCACCTTTTTGTTTATAAATCGTTGTGAAAAGACAAGACATTTTTTTGTCTTTCAAAAGCTCAAAAACAGTATCGCTTACCCAAAGCGTAATTCTCTCGTTTTTCATGTGCTTTTCTCTCCGAATAGGTGGGGCAAGCCGCAGTGCCACTGTGCCCCGGCAGTGGTCCTAACTATCCCCTGCTGGGGATTCACCCTGCGACTGGTGGGGGTCTTCCAATTCACTGCCCAGCAGCTTCAGCAGATCAGGCAGGTGCATCATGGCGAGAGACTTCTTGCCGTCAGCACGCATGATGACCACAGGGGTCTGTCCTGGCTCACAGGCTTTGTCTGCCTGCTCCATGAACTCATGCACGGCAATCTTCTTCCTCCGTTTGCACTCAATGAGAAACTGACCAAGTATCAGGTCGCCCTCTTCGGACTGCTGATACTGCTTGAGATTGCGCTTAATGCGTATCCCAAGCATTTCGAATATCTCATTGGCTACCTCACGTTCATAGGTAGCACCGCGCTGTCTGCTGATCTTAGCCATTAGAAGCAGGACGTATTGCAGTTGCCGTTATAGCAACAGGTGGTGCAAGTGATGTACTTGCCGTTGACAAAGTAGGTGTGCGTTGTGCATGAAGCATAGGCTGCACCTGCAAAAAGCAATCCGCTTACCGCCGCCAAAAGTTTTTTCATTTTTCCGTCTCCGAGGTTAGAAGGGTACGCCGTCGTCATCATCACGCCGCTTGCTGGGGAAGGGGTTGTCATTCCCACCCTCTGGCTTGATGTAGTTGTCTTCTTTGAGGCTGATGAGTGCCCCTCCAGCGGTTTCCTTGGTCCAGGCAGCCAGCTTGAGAGTCTCACCAGCAGCGTAGGCACGTTCTACCTTGATCTCTCCCTTCCAGTCTGGGCCTTGGCCCTTCTTAAAGCGATTGGTCAGCAGCACGCCCGTTCCTGGCTGTCGTTCACGTTTCTCGTAGTCACTCATTGCAATACCTTTCTGATTTCAAAGTTTTGGTTCTAAAGAACCCCTGATATTGGGGAAACTCGTGCATAAACAGTCTTGCGTAATAGGCGATGTAGTTGTTGTCAATCTTGAAATCATCACCCGTTGTCTCTACAGTTGTTTCCCACCGGATGCGATTAACAATGAGCCACGCGGATAGATTGCGGTGCCCACGGTTAATCGCCTGCATCGAGAATCGCTTAAACAACTCATAGACATGCGGATTCTCTTTGTGCCACAGCCACCACTCACGCTTTGTATCCATCTCTGAGCGCCAGTGCCAACTCTTGCTTCACCTTGCCAATGCCCGTAGACATGACCTGCCACAGCCCAGGTTTGGCAGTGCGGATCGTGTCTGCAATGAACTCATTGCATTCATAGAGTGCATCGAGTTTGCTCAACTTCTCGGGAATCTCAAACTTCTTGCTATCCCCGATTTTGTCCACCATGGATAGGTAGCCGTCCACCCAGTCTTCATCATTGGGGTAGTAGGCATACGGTTCCTTGGCACCAGGCACCATGAAGACGATGCCACTGGTCGGAGTCTCGATGGCCTGCACCTCCTGCGTCTGGACTGCTGGTGCTGCCCTGACAGCCCCAGGGATGGTCTCCACCTCCATCTCATCCATCATGCCCAGGCCACAATGCGCTAGGACTGCTCGTCTGATGGCTTTTGTAGTCGATTTAAGAATTGCATTAGCCAGAGCGTCACCTCTTGCGGCTCCAACTGAGACTGCCCCTTGATTTTCCGAAACCCTGCCATCAGCGCCCGTAACTCGGACCGAGACAACGTAAATGTCGTCGATTCGTTCCCTATGAGTAATTTGAGTTGACAGCTTATGAATTGCACAGAGTTGTTGGGTGGCTCCCGCGTTGGCATACAAAATCTCCTTGCCATTAAGTTTGAGTAGATCAAAGGGCTTGGCAGCGGCATCTAGTCCCACCTGACGGCAGCGGAACAGGTAGTAATTCTTCTTCTGCTGCTCGTTTAAGCCACTTAGATCGCCCCGTAGGACGATGGACTCTTGAATGGCAGGGTCTAGTACATCCTTGGGCACGACAGCCCCTACAGCCTCATTTAGCGTTCTTACGTTGCTCATCGTCTTTCCTCATTTTCCAGTAGATAGGACCGTCTTTACCAAACCAAAGACCGGCGCATGCAAACTCCAAGTCATCGGCTGGCTCGCTTATGTCTAATGCCTGCTTCCATCCTTGTTGGAACCCTGCTGCGTAGACGTCTTCTGTTGGCACGTATGTCCACAGAATCACGCCTACGGTCATCAGAGAGCCTACAAACATCATCACTACGTCACGCAGGATCATCTCTCTCATTTGAAGAACCCCACTTGATGCAAACATGCCTCGACTGTCTTGACAGACTTCTTGCCCAGATTGGGAATCTTCAGCATGGTGCGCCCATTGTCCCGCGCAAACATCGTCCCAATGCTGTAAGCATCCATCAGTCCTTCGCTTCTCAAGCAGTTTGCAGCACGGACATCGAGACCATTGGGCCAGAAAATTAAATCATCCAGCGATAATGATTTCATTCGTTTTTCAAAGTCGCTTTGCTGCTCGTCTTCTCTGACTAAAAACTTCCTTTCCTTTTTAATGGTTTCATAGAAAGTCATCAGCATCGTGCCCTCTTCTTGGCACTCCACCTCAAATGTGATCGTCATCATTTGACTAGGAACCTCCTAGAACCTGGCTGTTCGACAACGAACTGCTCATAAATATCGGGCATGGACGTTTTGAACAGGTCAGCAGAGAAGCGTTTAGACCCCTTGGCAGTCTTCCATGTAGCCAAGACTTGCCCATCCACACTGACCAACTCAGCAGCTTCCATCATGTAGCCTTGAATGGCTGCCTGCCACTTCTCTTCCTGCGCTTCCAAGTCTTTGATTTGGGTCTTGAGCGCCTTCAATTGCATGGCAGCGTGCTCAAGGGATTGGGTGGCAATCAGCTTCTTACCATCGTCCTGGCGATACACCAGACGGGCTGCATCTCCCATGGTTTCGGGATCAAAAGTGCGTGCCTGGATACGGCCCCAGAACTCAGCCATCTCCCGAATGTGCAGGTCCATCAGGTCGGCACCAAACTCTAGCGGGTAGCCGCAGATTTCCTGCCCACCAAAGCAGACCACCAGCACCACGTGTTCAATCTGATGCACCGTGGCTTCATGCAGGCATTGCACACGGTAGCCCAGGTCTACGCTGCTCTCTCCGTTGTCGCCATACTTCTTACGCTGATGTACACCCAGGTTCTTGACCTCATACAGCGTCTTACCGTCCTCGCTGATGTAGTCAAAGTGGCTTGCCATCCACTTCTCTCTGGGGTGATACAGGGCATAGTCAGCATCCTTGAAGGCAAGCTGATTGCGCCTTGCGTACTCACGCATGATGGGTTCCTGCATGACCAAGCCCATTTGCACCGGCTCAACGTGGCTTAGATCATCCAGTGGCTTGACGCCAATCTTCTCAGCGTAAACCTCGCCACCGCGTCCCTCGACGAACCTACGGGCATCCCCAGACCATAGCGCCTGGTTGCGCACCTCTGGCGTGAAGTCACTCATCTTCAGCACCCCCTATCAGCATTGGAATGGTCTCTGTGCCCATGGGTGCATAGCAGGTGATGGAAACCTTCTGCCCCTTTTGGTCTGTGATGTGGATTGCACGCCAGGTTGTTGTGCCACTGCGCACGATGTCTTCAATCGTGATGCAGGCAGC